AGCTTTAAAACAGCTAAAATCGGTACTTTGGCGCGGAAGGAGAGATTTGAACTCTCGCGCGCTTTTTAGACGCCTACTCCCTTAGCAGGGGAGAAAAAACCATTGAAAACACTGGGGAAATTGGCATTTGTAACATATTTTGTAGCATACAGAATTCACTCTGGCGAGTCGTTTTGCAACTGATTTACGGCATCGACCATGCCTTTCATGTCCGGGTGTACGTACCGTTGGGTAGTCGTTATCTTCGTGTGGCGCATGATTTCCTTGATCGTAAACGGGTCGATGTTTTTCATCGCGAGGGCTGTAGCGGTTGTATGGCGGCATGAGTAAGGTGGTAGCTTTTGCACTCCGGCGAGCTCCAAACACTCATAATATCTCTTGTAAAAATTATCTTTGTTTATGCAGCAGATATTTCCGACGCGCGATTTGCTTTCTTCGCATAGTTCATGCAGCACCGGCGCAACGAAATCCGGGAAGACCATAGGCGTTTCCTTCCGCTTCTTTGTCTTTATGCCGCCTCGGACGATCTCATTCTTTTCAAAGTCAATCATATCTTTCTTGAGCTTCAGAAGCTCACCGGGCATCATGCCGGTATAAATCATCGTTAAAATAAACCCAACGAAGTGGTCTTTTGCATACGCTTCCCATAGCTTTTTTACGTCGGCGTCGGTAAACGGCTCCGGCGTTTTTTCTTCAAGCTCCGGAAGCTTTATGTACTTTGCAAGATTCACGGTAGTCTGCTTTTCAGCAATCGCGAGATTGTAGCAATGGGAAAGGACTGTTTTCATGTCCTTCCGCGTGTAATAGGTGCTGGCGTTGCGGTCGATAACATCCTGTATCTGCGCGATGGTAAGCGCGTCGATCTCACGGTCGGCGATTTCTTTCATGCGCTCGAATGCCTTTTCCGCCGCGCCCTGACGATCAGCCGATAAGGATAGATAATCCCCACGCAGATATGTTTTGTAGTATTCTCTGAGAGTGGGGCTTCGCTGCTCTTCCTTCGGAGGGTTTGCAGCATATTGGAGGGCGGCGCGCTTTGATGTAAACCCGCCTTTTGTTCGCATCCTTTGCCGAAGCTTGTCGTTTTCGTCCAGGTAAGTTCTTTCTGTCCAACGCGCCGTCCACGTCTTCCCTCGCTGGTAAGCGCTTCCCTGCCCGTTCCCGCGTGTCCGGTTTCGCCGCGCTTCCTGTTTTTTTCCGCACCAGCAACAGTAGGGCGCGCCGTCTGGGATTTCTTTTTTACACTTGATGCACTCCATGTTTCCCTCCACGTTCTTTTCGGATCGCGTAGAAAGTAATTGCCGAAGCCAGCGCTGAACCTACGATCAGGGCGATACACGCCCATGCGGTTACGGACAAATCTCCGTTTCGAATGAATCCTGCATTACGAATCTGCGCATCCGCCACAAGGCAGGCAATCAGAGAAAAGGAGAGCAGCATACAAAACAGGGCGAGGACGTAACACATTGTATGTGTAGACTTTATCTGTGCGCTTTGCGCGGCCGCTGTTGCCTCCAGCTTGGCGTTTTCAAGCTCGACATGATGGATCTGCTTGGTCAGCTTTTCCGGGCTTCCGACGCGATTTTCAAGGCCGAACAGCTCGTCGAGCGACAACCCGAGCGTTTTGCATAGCGCAGCCGAGTTATAAAGCCGTGGATCCGCTTGTGTTCCAGCGTATAATCGGCTCACGGCAGAGAAGGAAACGCCGGACTCGTTCGACAGCTCCTCCAACGTCATCCCGCTTGCATCTTTTGCCCTTCTGATCTTCCCCTGATACGCGCCGATAAACGGAGCGAGATCCTGTATTGCGGACATGATTACGCCTCCATTCGTAAGTTTCAGTTTTATTTCTTACATTTTCCATATAAAAATGTAAAACATATGACAAGAACGCAGGATTCGCCCTTTTCTTACAAACATTATCTGGTACAATGAAAACGTAGCAGATAGTTCCTGAATCCTGCATCTGCTGAAATGGCCCCACCGTATGTTCCAGATACGATGGGGCCGGTCAAACCAAATATTATATCAAATCATCAGTCCCATAAACTGTACACCATCGGATTCCTGATTCCCAAAAATAACGCGGTCTGTTTGTTTATAATACCATGTTGATTTTTAGAACAATCGTTCTATAATAAATGACAGGAGGAAAAAATATGGAGTGCATCAACATCCGGGTAAACAATGGGAGAGTCGACGTGACGGTCGACGGGGCAAAGCTGACGGATGTGCATAGCGTCAGCGTGGATTACATCAAGGGTATTCCGCTCCTGTTTGCCTGCGTCGCGGACGTAGGCCGGGAGCAGGACGAGCGGCGGGAACCGAGAATCCTGCACTGAATTTATTGTGCGTCCCTCGAGTTCGCTTCCTCCAGCACATTGCCGGTCTGATCTACAAACTGCACACGCACGTTGTCGATCGGAGTTCCGTTGAATGCGTTGTACATACCGCCGTACATATAAAATGCCAGTGTAAGGAGTGAGTCCTGAAGCCCAACCACATCAGTAGAAAGCGTTACAGTAAAGGACGTGTAATCGCTGGACGCTTCGGCGGAAATGACGTTTGGGTAGTCAGAGGAACCGGCCATGTCCGCAAGCTGGGCGTCAATGTTCTGCGCCAGCTCCTGCATAAGCTCTTTGTGTCGCTCCGCTGTCATAACGTAGGTCGCGGAGCCGTCAGGATTCAGCTCTATAGACAGAAGCCCGTCTGTTTCCTTTACCTTTTCGTCCAATGCCTGCTGCGTCGCATCTTCGCCGATAAAGTCGGCTGGGATCGTGAGATTGATCTTATTGCCCCATGTTTTTTCAGCCGTTATCGGTGTGGTTGCCGTTTCCCCGGTCTGTGCGTCGTCTTCCGTCTTTGCCGACTCCGATGCGGAGATTGTATCCGGCTCCTGCCTCTTGATCGGCTCGGCTGGCTTCTTCGCGGGCTTTGATGCGATAAGGACAACTGCCAGCACAACGGCAGCGAACGGAACAGAAAGAATCGCGATTTTTTGAACCGAAATCATCTTTTTGTTTCTTGCGCCGCATTCCGGACAGACGCGGGCGCTTGCATTGATTTGCGTTCCGCAGGAGCGGCAGATCATCTTTCGGTTGGGCGTGTCACAGTGCGGGCAGAACTTCTCCCGTTCCGGGAACTCTGCCCCGCATCTTGGGCACTGCACAATATATTCATTTTTAGTCATCAATGCGGCACTCCTTATATGGTTTGTAAACAATTACATATTACCACTTAGAACCAGCAACCGCAATGTAGAAGCTGCACAAAAATAAACGTCGGATTTTGGAAGAATGGAGATAGGAGCGGACAATGGTTGAAAATTTACGGGAAGTATGCGATAATGACACCAAGAAAACAAACGTTCGTGAGAAATTAAAAGCTGCCGTTTTGTCCCTTACAGACGAACAGGCCGCGTATGTATTAAGGAGGCTGCAATGCTGTTTGCAAGAAAAGAAATCGAACGACTGAGAGAAGAAAATCGCGATCTGAGATCGCAGCTTTCACAAGAGAAGGAGAAAACGCGCCGGTCTGCATTTATAGAAACAGCGAATCTCCCGGAATGCAAAAGCCTGGCCTGCGTCGGATGCGAACATATTGTTGTGCAGGTTACTCCGCACGGTGGATACTTTGTTGTAGGCTGCGGAAAAAATAACCCATGTGGGGATTACGTCAAATCCAATGCCCCTGAAGCGCAGAAACAGGCTATCCGACAAGTGCTGCAATCGCAATGGCAGTTGTGATCGCGTAAGGAAGCCAAAAGGCCCAAAAGTCTTTTCGTTTCTGCTCGATATAGTCCCTGCCGTATAATGTGATTCTGATTCGATCTTCGGAGTTAACCGTTCCGCCTGCTCCGTCTGGCGCCCCGCCAATTGAAAATTCCTCAATGAGTTTATCAAGCTTTAGATAGGTTACATAATGAGAAGTGAACGTGTTTACCTCATCTACACTCATTGAATCGGTTCGATACAGTTTTTTCAGAAGTTTATACGCGGTCTTTTCCATAAATCCCTCACATCAGCTTTAGCGCTTCCGCGATAAGCCCCGCAAGCTTTTCGCATTGCTCATCCGACAAACCATCAATTAAATCGCGGAGCTTCTGCTTCGGCTCGCTCACCGCCCCATCCTTCGGGATGGGGTCTTTTTTTATGCCTTTGCCCATCAGTTCTTCTACTGTTACGCCGAAGTAGTCGGCGATTTTTTGCGCATTTACGTCAGAGGGTTTTGTCTTCCGCGCTTTCCAACAGCTTATTGTTGATTTGTCAATTCCGAGTTCTCGGCCAACGTATGCAGGGGTTTTGTTTACAGAAGCGCAAAGCGCAACAAAGTTGTCATAAAACACAATAATACACCTCTGGAATTGTTAAATACGACGAAAGTTGAATTAGTTTGCAAATAGCGGTTGACAGTTGAGAATGTTTGATGTATTATTGCCTTGTGGTTGAAAAAGTTTGCAACAGACAAGGCCCAAGCAAATCAACGCTTGCGCCAATGCTAATGTGTTTCTCGCAAATTCATAGTAGCACAAACAGTAAACAATTTCAACAACAAATTTCAAAAGTTGACTGCGGCGAAAAGAAAAGCCGCCCGTGGTTCGTTCACGAGCGGGTTTCCCCAGAGTTGTTTACCAGAACGCGCTGCACAGGATGGTCGTCTGCATCACTTCGCATCCGTCCGAATTGGTAGAGTTCTTTCCACCGGCTTGGCAATGCCATCCTGACACAAAACGAACTTACGCTTCTATGACGCGCCGCTCACTTTGGCAGTTCTGGCGCTGCCCCTTGCCCTAACGCATCACGCCGTTTCTTTGGTCTGGAACTGGCAAGTTCAAAAGTTTGGTCATGACAACCACCTCCTGAATTTACCTAAAAGGGCTAATGGCAGTATAGCACGTCCGGGGCGTTGCAGTCAACAATTTTAACAGAATGGAGGTGTGTATATGCCTGAAAAATGGACAGGCGTACTGATCGGGAAAATGCACAATGCGCGTGTTTCATACGACGATCTTGCCGCAGAGCTTGGACTTACAAAAGGCTATCTGTCCTTGATCTTGAACGGGAAAAGAAATCCGCCGGGTGCGAGGAAGCGCTTGGAAGACGCGGTTAAGGCCGTGATCGAACGAAGAAAGGAGGAAAAATGACGCTGGACGATATCCGGGCAATGTCAAAGCCCACAATCCTCGCAAGCGAGGCGGCGCAGGTGCTCGGCTGTACCCCGCAATGGCTTCGCTTGATGGCGAGGGAACGGCCCGAAAAGCTGGGCTTCCCGGTTTGCTGCACAAGCAAGCACAGAGTAAAGATCCCGAGAGAGCCGTTTTTGCGGTTTCTCGGAGCATGAGGAGGAACAAATGAAAGTTAGAACTGCCGGGAACAGGAACAGAAGGAGGATGCAGCATGGCGGAAGTGAAGACTTACACCCTGACGCTGGATGCGCAGGAGCTGCATGATCTGATCGAGGCGGCGATGGTCTGCGAGTGCCAGGCGGCGCAGATCATCGGCGGGCTCAAACGCAAAGGACTGGATCTGGACGCGCAGAAGCTCGTGACACAAAACGCCCGTCTGTCGCGGCTCGTCAGGCGGATGCAGGAAGCGAAGGAGAAAGCAACATGAGAACAAATCTTGCAGAGCGGCTCGGGATCGGGCCGGAGGAAACGACCGAGGAGCGCCGGGAACGACTGCGGGAGGAATTGGAGGCCCGCAAGGCGGCGCGGCGGATCGTCAAGGGCCTGTGCCTTTGGGTGAGCGGCGCAGCAATGATCTTGGCCGCAATGGCCGGGACGGCGGAAATGACGTATGAATGCGTCGTGACTGGCTTCGTCGCGCTCGTCACACTCTTGTATGGGCTGGCGTAACAAAAAATGACCCCTGCCGCGCGGCAACGCGACAGAGGCCAAAAGGAAACTTAAGACGCCTTTATTATAGGGCAGAAAGGAACCTATGTCAAGTTTAACGGATTCCCGCGTCCGGCACGGTGCGAAAGCCTGCGTCGATGCGGTACATCGGGCCGACTACCCGAAGTTCAACAAATGCCTGCTTTCTCAGTGCGAAGCGCCGGAGAAATACGGTGTGCAGCTTGTTCCGGAGGCAGCCGCGGCGATCAAGGCGTTGGACGCGCCGAAGAACCGCGCGGATCGCCGGAAGAAGACGAACCGGTATTACTTCCGCCTGACGGACGGCGGCGCAGAAGTCCTGCAGCAGCTCTGCGAGGCTATGCACTGTGCAAGCGTGCAGAGCCTGTGCGAAAAGCTCTTGGAAAAGGAGGCGAAACGCCGTGGGATACGATGGTGAGAACCTCTATCTCGGCATCGACGAGCCGGAGCCGGTAATCGTCGGCCAGTGCGCATACTGCCGGGAAGACATCTATGAAGGAACTGAGTGCTTCTGCTGCAACGGAGTGCTGGTACATACGGAGTGCTTCGGGGACTATGTAAGGGATGAATACAGCGACTCGGAGCTGGCCGGGGCGCTGGGATTTGAACAAAAGACAGCATGAATGAAGGAGGAAACATTATGGAAAATGCAAAAGGCTACAAGGCATTTGCGCCCGGTATGATCTGCCGAGGCAAGCAGTATGCCGAGAACACGGACTACGAAGAGGCAGTTGGCGCGATCTGCGGCAAAGGAATGATGCACTACTGCGTCAACCCCTTCGATACCCTTAACTTCTACGATCTCGTAGGTGAAAACGGGAAGTTTTCAGATTTCGCAGAAGTTGAAGCGCTCGATCCGCCAGTTTCCGGAAGTGACGGGAACTTTGCGGCGAAGAAACTGCATATCGGCGCGAAGCTGAGCTTCGCTGGATTTGTAAAGGCGTGTATCGATTACACAAAGGAACAGACAATCGATAATATGCCGAAAAGTGAAATTGGTACGGGCGACTCCGCACAGATCGGCAGCTCGGGCGACTACGCCAAGATCGGCAGCTCGGGCTACTACGCCAAGATCGGCAGCTCGGGCAACTACGCCCAGATCGGCAGCTCGGGCTACTACGCCAAGATCGGCAGCTCGGGCGACTCCGCCCAGATCGGCAGCTCGGGCTACTACGCCCAGATCGGCAGCTCGGGCGACTCCGCCCAGATCGGCAGCTCGGGCTACTACGCCAAGATCGGCAGCTCGGGCTACTACGCCAAGATCGGCAGCTCGGGCGACTACGCCCAGATCGGCAGCTCGGGCAACTCCGCCCAGATCGGCAGCTCGGGCGACTACGCCCAGATCGGCAGCTCGGGCGACTCCGCCCAGATCGGCAGCTCGGGCAACTCCGCCCAGATCGGCAGCTCGGGCAACTACGCCAAGATCAATAGTACCGGCGAAGACTCCGTGATCTGCTGCGCTGGCAGCGGCTCTGTCGTAAAGGCAAAGGCAGGCAGCTGGATCACGCTTGCGGAGTGGGAATATTCCGACGAAAAAGGACGGTTCGCTCCGCGCTGCGTGAAGACGGAATATGTAGACGGCGAGAAGATCAAGGCCGATACCTGGTATCGGCTGAAGAACGGTGAATTTGAGGAGGTAAGGTAAATGGCAATCAAGAAACCCGCTGAACTGGATTTCAGCAACAAGAAATTCATGTGCATCATTTCCGGGCAGCCCGGATTGGGCAAGACGACACTGGCCCTTTCGGCCCCGAAGCCGTTTCTGTTCGACACGGACAATGGCATTGCCCGCGTCAGGCCGGAGCAGCGCGGCGTGACCTCCGTAGTGGAATCCTACGAGGAAATGCTTGGCGATATGGAGTCCGACGAGTACAAGGAATCGGAATCCGTCGTGATCGACACCGGCGGTATGCTGGTACAGCTGATGAAGGACTGGGCAAAGAAGCAGGACAGCAAGGCCACGAAGGATGGGCGCGCCATGTACGGCGTGATCAAATCCGAGTTCGACCGGCTGTGTTACCAGATCCGCGCAAAGGACAGGAAGCATTTGATCGTGGTGTTCCACACGACGGAACAGCAGAAGGGCGACACCATCCAGACGCGCCTTTCCTGCGAGGGCGGCGCAAAAGATATCGTCTGGACGCCTGCGGACTTCGGCGGCTATATGTTCATGATGGGCAACAAGCGCATGATCGGCTTTACACCGACAGACGAATACTTTGCAAAAGGATGCTTCGGTGTGCGCGGCGTGATGCAGCTGCCGGAGCTCAAGCCCGGCCAGAAGTCCACATTTTTGACGGATTTGTTCCGCAAAGCGCAAGAGGACATCAACGAACAGGCCGAGATCTATAGCGGCGAGAAAACCGCATATGACGTGGCGATGCAGGAAGGCCGCGCGTTCATTGCGCTTGTCGGAGATCCCGACACGGCGTTAAAGGCGCGGGAAGGGCTGGCAAAGATCCATCACGCTCTGACTAGCGCCGCCGAGCTTGGCGCAGAGTTCAAGCGCAAGTGCAAGAAACTCGGTCTGAAATACGATAAGGAGATAAAAGCCTATGTATTGGCTGACACAAAGCCTGCTAAGCAGCTGGAAGCACTTTCTTGATGCGGATGATGCGTATGCAGACGCGGCGCTGTCCTCCTTCCTCTCTACGCTTCGGCGTGAAGAGAAGGAAACAACGCAGGCGATGCAGGCTGGCATTGACTTCGAGGCGGCGATCAACAGCACGGTTGCGGGCGTACCAATTGAGCCTGTCAGCGAGAAATACGACCGGGCTGTAGCAAAATTTTCCCGCATCTGCTCGGGCGGTCAGCCACAAGTTCCGGTCGCCGGGCGGCTGCATGTATCGGGCTTGGATTTCCAGTTATACGGCGTCTGCGACTATGTAAAGGCTGGTGTGATCTACGATATCAAGCGCGTGCAGCGGTACGAATACGGCAAGTATCTGCACAGCCCGCAGCATCCGATGTATCTGCATCTGCTGCCCGGCGCGTCAAAATTTACATACCTGATCTTCGACGGCGCGAACACTTACGCGGAAACGTACCGGCGCGGCGATTTCGAGCCTATCGAAGATACGATTTCATGCTTTATCAACTGGCTTTTGGCAAACGGTTATATCAACGATTATTTTACACATTGGGAAATGAACACTGAAAGGATGGACAAGATAGATGGGATTTAAAGCAGTAAAGAATGATGGCGGTCTGATGAAGGCTGGCGATTATGAGTGCTATTTGAAATCGTGCGGCTACAGCGTAACGAAGAACGGAAACGAATGCATCAAGTTTGACTTCGTCGTCCGTGAGGACGTCGAGCAGGAATACCAGAAGAAGCACATCTTCAAGAACTTCTGGCCCGACCGCGACACCGGGGAGTACGACGCCGACAAGATCGGCAAATATGCAAATGCGCTTGGCATTGAGCCGGGCACCGATTTTGAACTTGACGATCTGGTAGGCCGCAACTGCATTTTGCACATGGAGCCGTTTGAGGGCAATGACGGTGTGACGCGCGACTGTATCCGGTATCTCAAGCCCAGCAAGGCAGACTCCTTTGTAACGCCCGCACCGGCCAGCGCAGAGGAGTTCAAACAGCTTGACGAAGGCGACGACGAACTGCCGTTCTGAGGGCTGAAATATGCCGAACAGAATTATTCGGGAAAGCATCTGCACAAGCGATAGCGTCGACAAACTCTCGTGGTTTGAAGAAGTTCTGTTTTATCGGCTCATTGTAAACTGTGATGATTTCGGACGCTTTGACGGGAGAGCGGCGGTAGTGAAAAACCGCCTCTTCCCGCTGAAAGAAAACCTCACGCTCAAAACTGTAGAAAATGCTCTTCATGGGCTGGCGAGTGCTGGATTGATTGCTCTGTATGTGTTTGAGGGCAAGCGCTTCCTTTACCTACCAACATGGGGCAAGTATCAGACGCAGCGTGCGAAGGTAAGCAAATTCCCGTCGCCTGATGACGGGAAACAAGCGGACGAAATCATTTGCAAGCAAATGCGTGCAGATGTTCCCGTATTCGAGAATCGAGAATCGAGAATCGAATTCGCTATTCGAGATGCGGAAGATAGCGCGGAGCCGCAAGCGGCATCCACGCCGCCAGCAATCTCTCTGCCGCTGAATGATGGAACGGGATATTCCGTTTCCGTGGAGCAATGCCAGGAATGGGCGGGCTTGTACCCTGCTGTCGACGTGATACAGCAGCTGCGGAACATGAGGGGCTGGTTGGACGCAAATCCGGCCAAACGGAAAACAAAGCGCGGGATCAATGCGTTTATTGTCCGCTGGCTGGCAAAAGAACAGGACAAGGGCGGAACACAGCCTGCACAGTACAGCCGCGCTGCAAAGCCCGGCTACGGTGTGCAGGGGCACCATGACCCGCTGAATCCGCTGGAAGAGGCTGCTGTCAACCGGCTGTTCGAGAAACCGCCGAAGGGCGCGGAGAAAATGCGGCACGGCATACAGGCCCACGGGGAGGAACTGTCTGCGTTCCAACTGGCGGCGATAGACAAAATGCTGAACGAGGAGGAGGACAAAAACAAATGAGTAAACCCAAATACATGAAAGGCGATTGCATTCGATCACTGGACGATTTGGTGCTGCAAGAAAACATCTTCTGGAACGGGAGAATTTGGAATCGAAAGTGGTTCATGAACCTAAGGAATGGAGGATATATGATAGACGCGAAGGAAATCGTGCAGGCGCTGCGGTGCTGCGCAGAGGGCGAGTGCAAAGACTGCGCCATGCATGAGGATAAGCAGCGCTGCCAAGAGAATTTATTGGACAAAGCCTCTGAAGCCATCGAGCGCCTGACCGCCGAGAACGCGAAGGCAGAAGCCGAGAGGGACGCGCTGCGGGAGAAGAAGCGGTGGATTTCCGTGACAGAAAAAACGCCAGAGTATGATATGCCGCAGCTTGCGCTAAATGCTGACGGGGAGGCACTCATTGCAAATTACGCATACGGCGAATGGTTTGATACATGGGGGCAAGACGTGGAGGTCACCCACTGGATGCCGCTGCCGGAAGCGCCGGAGGAAGGAGACAAGGCATGAGTAAAGCTGTTTTGCTTAGCATTCGCCCGGAGTGGTGTGAGAAGATCATCAACGGGCGGAAGACCATTGAGGTGCGCAAGACGCGCCCGAAGATGAACCCGCCGTTTAAGTGCTACATCTACAAATGCGGAAACGGCAAAGTCATCGGGGAATTTCTGTGCGATGAGATCAGCAACATTAACTTCGGCTGGCACATATCCAACCTCAGGATTTACGACACACCGCGCGAACTGCGGGAATTTTACGCTGTGCCAAATGAGGTAGAGGTAGCGCTCAAGGCAAAACCAAAGCCGATCACCCGCCCGCCGCAGAGCTGGCGGTATGTGGAGGAAGAGATATGGAACGACTGACTAAATGGAACGAATCATCGTATAAACACGCCTATTATCCGCGCTGCTTCAAAGAACCGTGCTACGGCAGCGGGTGCAAAATCAAGGATTGCCCGTTTGAAATAGCGGTGTGTGAGCGACTCGCGGCCTACGAGGATACGGGGCTGACGCCAAAAGAGGTAACTGCGCTAGGAGAGCTGTTCGATTACGCGCTGAAAGAATCAAAAACGCTGACTGAGCAGCTTACATTGCTCAAGCACATCCGCAAGCTTGCCGAGGCCGACAAGGACGGGCGCGTCATTATATTGCCGTGCAAGGTGTACGAGACTGACGGGGTGAGGGTGTATGAGCACACGGTGCGCGAGGTCATCTATGAGACGGCAGGCGGCCCGGCTTTCGATAAAAATGCAATCGGGAAGAGCATATTTTTGACGCGCGCCGAAGCCGAGCGGGCGATTCAGGAAATGGAGGGAAAGGCATGAGCAACCAGGGAGTAATCCGTGGGACAATTGATGGACAGGAAAAGTATTGCAGAATCCCAATCCGTAGCCGCTTGTATGAATCCGTGATGGAAGATAATACGACGGAGCTTTCCTCGGAGGCGATTCTCGCCATGCCGCATGACAAGGCGGCTGCGGTGATTGATGCAATTATGGCGGACTGGCTCTACTGGCTCAAGAGAGCCGGGGAGTTGTGGGTACTGACGCGCAATTCCGCCGAGGAAACGGAGGGCAAGGCATGACCAGAAAACGCGCAAGAAAGATCCTCATGTCCATCGGCACGAGTCGGAACCATGCAAACTGGGGGCTGACGGCAAAGCCACGCTGGAAGACAAATGCCGGTGTGGTAGAGGATACGCTGGCAATCACCCTGTACGCGAAGCTGCTGCGGAAGAAAATGAACGAGGGCAAAATAACGGAGGAATCCGCAATCCGGGCGGGAGCAATGGCAGCGAGTGAGCTTTGGCTAAAGGAGGTAAACCATGCCTAAAGAATTTATCAGCAGAACCGAGGCGTTGGAAGACTTTGAAGTCTGCAACGCTGCCAACCCGAACTGGACGCCGCAGCGGGTGAAAACGCTCCTGCTGCGTCAGCCCGCCGCCGACGTTGCGGAGGTGGTGCATGGAGAGTGGCTGCGAGCAGATGATGACTGGAATAGCCTCACAACAATTCAGTGCTCCCTTTGCAGCGAAGAGTGGTGCTTTGAGACGGACGATGATGTGAGCTTACTGAATTACAAATACAGCCCCAACTGCGGGGCGAAGATGGATGGAGGTAACGACAACGTTTCAGATTGAGCTTTTATCCGGCGGCGTTTTCTGGGTATACGCAGTATACCCGCAGAATAGCGCGTTTTTGATTTGGAAAGATGACTGCTGGGTTTGGATGGAGGCGGATATGTGCAAGCCGTATGTCCTGCCGTGGATGGGCAGCGCCTATCCGGGAGGTGTGACGCAAGATGAAACCACGCAGATCATTGACGGATGTTGCACCGCCTGCGGTGAACTTATGGACTGCTGCGAAGCGGCAGAATATAAGTTTTGCCCGTATTGCGCGAAACGGATAGTATGAAAGGCTTGCGGTTTGCTCGTGGTAGCGCGAAAGGAGGGAAGCTGATGCAGGATTGCTGCCTGACTTGCAAGAATCTGGAATACAGAAATAACTACGTTTATCCGTACCGGTGCTTGAAGCACAAGGCCGAACGGTTCTCGGACAAGGAACTGGAGAGAATGTTCTTTTCTGGTGAGGAATGCGTAGACTTTGCGCGAATGAGCATGGATGATATTTTAGGAGGGTCTACGAATGAATAAGCCAACAAACGCAACCGAAATGCGGGAACTCCTGCTGGACTACATCGACGCGCTGCTTCTGGGCGGTATCCCGAAAGTGGAGTTTGACGCGCCAAAAGAAGAACCGGATGTCGAAAAGGCAGCGGCGGAGATGGCCGAGACGGTGAAGAATTTCAAGGGTCTGCGCAGAGACGAATACCAGCTGCTGCTGAACGGCGTATCGATCCTGTACGGCGAAAAACGGAAGACTGCGACGGAGCGCTGCTATGCGCTTTTCTGGGAAGTCCAGAAGATGCAGTCTGTCACCGGGCAGCTGGATAAATGCTATTTGATGCTGCAAATGTTGGACTGTGCGACGAATAAATTTAAATCAAGCATCGCCCCGATTATGCCGTTCGGAATTTAAGGAGGTGAAATAAAAATGGCTATTGCTTTCCCGTGGGGAGCAGTTGTAGCCGCCGGTATCGCGGCGAACAATATGCTCAGACACAACGAAGAAGACCGCCGCAAGCGTGAAAAAGAGCGGCGGAGAAAGGAAGAGCAGGAGGCGAAAAAGCGTGGGAACGATTCTAGCGATTGACCCCGGAAATACGCAATCCGGCTATGTGGTGGTCGAGCACGACGGCGAAGAAATTCGCCGCGTGCTGGAGGCCGGGAAGATCGAGAACCCGGCAGTGACTGATATGCTGGATCGGAAGCTTTATGCGAACTGCATAGACGTTGCAATCGAGATGATCGCGGGCATGGGCATGACGGTCGGACAAGAGGTGTTCGACACCTGCGTCTGGGTCGGGCGATTCTGGGAAATTGCATTGAGATCTGGCGGATATGAGCCGAAAAGGATATACAGGCGAGAAGAAAAGCTATACCTGTGCGGCCGCCTGAGCGCGAAGGATAAGAACATTCGGCAGGCCCTAATAGACAGGTATGGAGTTGTCGGAACAAAAGCAAATCCGGGGTTTTTCTACGTGAATGGCGTCAAATTTGCAAAGGATATGTGGGCGGCGATGGCGGTAGCCGTGACGTATTTCGATAAGTACATCAAGGGGGTAAAGCTTTGAACAAGACGCAGCGAAAGCCGCCAAGACCGCCGATGCAGCTGACGTGCGATGCCTGCGGGAAAACGTTTATGCGCGCACCGTCCAAGTACAAGGCAAAATACAATTTTTGCAGCGAGGCGTGCGCCTGGGCGGCACATGGGGAAGCTGTGACGGGCCGGGCGGAGCGCGTGCAGATCCTGATCACGTGCTCGATCCCGGTATACCCGGAAATGCGGCCTGTCTGCGGACGGGTGTATCCTGCCGAGAAATACAAATACAGGACAAACCGGACGGGCTATGTCGTTGCGGTAAACGGCAAGCGCGTATGTGTGAGGGTGGACGAATGCAGGGAAATCTAGGGCTCACACCGGTGCAGGCTCCGTGCAAAGGCTGTGCGGATAGGCATACCGGCTGCCACACGGACTGCACCCGATACATAGCATTCCGCCGGGAGGCGGACAGATACAAGCAGGAGCAATCAAAGGACGCAGCGAGATATGCAACAACAAGGGGCTGTATGCGGACGCTGCACGATGCGAACCGCGCAAAGCGCGAAGGGAGGCAACATTACTGATGAGCACGCCGCGATACGGCTGGTGGGCCTATGCAAAATGGATGATCCGCAGCTATAAGGGCGGCGGGCTGATGACGAAGGCCGAGCGCGCTGCCGTTGCGGATGCAATCGCGGAGACGGAACAGCTCGTTGACGGCGCGGAGCGACTCCGGCTCATAGACTTGGTTCTTTGGAAGCGGACGCACACCTTACAGGGCGCTGCGATGGCGGTTTATGTGTCCGAACGCACCGCACAGGAGTGGCACAGGCAATTTATTCGCCTTGTGGGGCAAAAAAGAGGGCTTTTATGAAAAAGTCTGCGTCCCAGAGCCAAATTTAACATTTACTATAAGGGCGTAGAGATCAACTCTACGCCCTTCTTCATCGGCACCGCAGCGTTCTGCGGAAACCTCATCCTCCTGTTCTCGTGTTCTCCGGTGTGAATAAATATATTTATTCACACACGGAGACACGAGAACGAAAGAACGAGGCAGAAAGGAGCGGCTATGGCGAGTTTGCGCGCCCTTGCACACAAGCTGCAAACAGCGCTCTTGTACAACGGAATCAAAATAAAAATCAATCAAATGCAGACCTATTCCGCGAAAAATGACAGGATGGTGACGAAATACATGGTTTACGAATATCGACCTGATGAAAAGCCGAAGAACGTCACTCTGCTGGAAACGTACCAGATTGCGGATGTGGTGAAGCTGCTGGCCGGACTTTACAGCGATGGCGGATGAAAAGCTTACGCCGAAGCAGAGACGATTCTGCGAAGAATATCTGAAATCCGGGAACGCGACAGAAGCAGCGAAAAAGGCCGGGTACAAAGAAACATCATGCAGAGTGATTGCGGCAGAAAACCTGTCAAAACCAGCTATTTCTGCGTATATAAAGCGCAGGCTGGACGAACAGGAAGCGGCGCTTGTCGCAGATTCCAACGAAATTCTGAAATTTTACACTGCCGTCATGCGCGGGGAGGTCAAAGACCAGTTCGGCATGGACGCATCGCTGTCCGACCGGCTGAAAGCCGGTGACAGTCTCATGAAGCGATACGCGGCAGCTTCCGACCGCAACAGGACGACAATGGAGAAGCTTGATTCGATGCTGAAGGAGTTCCAAGATGCTGTTAAGTCCGAAACAACGTGAATTTGTAAAATACGGGACGCATCGATGGAACTTCAAGGGCGGAGCCACCAGAAGTGGGAAGACTTACCTCGATTTTCGATGGATCATACCGATCCGGATTCGTGAGCGAATCGGAAAAGATGGTCTGGCCGTCATTCTCGGCGTAACAAAATCCACGATTGAGCGAAATGTGCTGGAGCCGATGCGGAACCTGTATGGCGATATGCTTGTCGGAACAATCTCCAGCGACAACACAGCGTGGATTTTCGGGGAAAAGTGCTATTGCCTCGGTGCGGAAAAGGTTTCTCAGGTTTCAAAGATCCGCGGCGCGTCGATTAAATATTGCTACGGCGACGAGGTCGCGGACTGGTCGGAAGAAGTCTTCGCGCTGCTAAAAAGCCGTCTTGATAAGGAATACTCCTGTTTTGATGGGACGTTCAATCCGCAATATCCTGACCACTGGCTGAAAAAATTCCTTGATAGCAACGCGGACATTTTCAGCCAGACATACACAATAGACGACAATCCGTTCCTGCCGGAATCTTTTAAAGAAAATCTGAAAAAAGAATACGAAGGGACGGTTTATTACGACCGCTACATTCTCGGCCTCTGGAGAATCGCCGAGGGTCTGGTTTACCCAATGTTTGATCGGGCCAGAAACGTCACGAGTGAGCGGGGCGGGCCGGGGCGGTACTGGATCTCATCGGACTACGGCACACAGAACCCTACCGTCTTTGCATTGTGGCGGGAATATGGCGGCAAGGCCGTCATGGAGAAAGAATATTACCACAGCGGGCGCGAGAGCGGGCGGCAGAAGACTGACGAAGAATATTATCAGGATTTAGAGGCATTCGCGGACGGATACCGCATTGAGCGTGTCGTGCTCGACCCATCGGCAGCGTCCTTTGCCGAGTGCATCCGGCGGCACGGAAAGTTTTCTGTATGGAAAGCAAACAACGCCGTGCTGGACGGCATTCGCTTCACGGGGGCCTGCATCAAAAGCGGCATAATCAAATTCCATGAGAGTTGCAAAAACGCGTTTCGGGAATTTGGCCTTTATAGCTGGGACAAAGACGCAGGAGAAGACCGCGTGATAAAAGAAAACGACCACGTGTGCGATAGTATCCGCTATTTTTGCATGACCGTTTTGAGGAGAGAAATCAAGAAATGAGCCTTTTGACAAACATTCGAGGGTGGTTCCGGAATATGCTTTTCCCGCAGGCGGTGGCCGAGCGGGAATTCGGCGTATCTCCGGCAGTCAGCCAGAAGATGGAGCAGAATATAAGCCTCTGGTACGCGATGTTTATTGGAAATCCACCCTGGCAGACGTGCGATGTCATTGCTGTCGGGCTTCCGGCGGCGATCTGCCGGGAGATCGCGCGACCGACGCTGGCCGAGCTGACGGCTAACATCACCGGCAGCGCCCGTGCGGATTATCTGAAAGACTGCTTTGAGCGGGCGGAAGAGAATTTTCACAGCGCCTTAGAACTGGGGCTTGCGCTCGGCGGCGTGGCATTTAAGCCGTATATCTACGGTGAGCAGCTGCTGGTCGACGTGACCGGCGCGGCGGCGTTCCAGCCGACGAAATTTGACCCTGCCGGGCGCTGCATCGGAGGCGTCTTCCGGGACAAGCCCGCGAAAGTGGGCGGGAAGTATTATATCCGCCTCGAATCGCACGAGCTGGACGGCACGACCTATACGATCCGCAATAAAGCGTATTACAGCGACGCTTCCGGCACAGTCGGCGCAGAAGCGCCCCTGAACGCCGTCCCGGAATGGGCGGACATTCAGCCGGAGATCGCGATTCAGGATATGAGCGGGCCGCTCTTCGCGTACTTCCGCCCGCCTGCGGCCAACACAACGGACGCAAACAGCCCCTGCGGAATGTCCGTCTACGGAGACGCGGCTACGGTGCAGCTTATCAAGCAGGCCGACGAGCAGTGGGAGCGCCTGCGCTGGGAATACCGTTCCAGCGAGCGCAAAGTCCTGATGGACGGCACGAGCTCGACTGCGGATATGTTTAACAAGCGTATGTTTGAGCTTGGGCCGTTCTCCCCGTCCGGCGAATTCTTTCAGTACATCGAGCCGCAGATCCGCGATGAAGCAATCTACCGAGGGTTCCAGAATACGCTCCGCCGCATCGAGTTCAACGTCGGGCTGGCCTATGGCGATATCTCCGATCCGCAGACCGTCGAGAAGACCGCGACGGAGATCCGCAACAGCAAGCAGCGCAAATATGTGCTAATTGACAGTATCCAGACGGCGCTTGAACACACGTTTGACAGCCTGCTCTATGCGCTCGATACATACGCAACACTCTATAACCTCGCGCCTGCCGGGACGTACAACGCAGAATATGATTGGGGCGATTCCATCCTTGACGACGCTGAGAAGAAGGAACAAGAGCGGGCAAACGACCGACTTGACCTCGCTGACGGAATTCTGAACCACTGGGAATACCGCGCGAAATGGTACGGCGAGGACGAAGCGACTGCAAAGAAAATGCTTCCGAGAGCGCAGGATATGGTAACTGAACAGCAACAGGAGGTAGAGTGATGGGAGGAAGAGGAAGTTCCGGGGGGGTAGCAAAAAACGAAGTTATCCCTACGGAACAAAGAATTAGGGTTCCGTATTCAGAATACAAGGATGTATACGAGAAAGAATCGCACAAGGTATACAATTCTTATGATTCCAACAACAAAACAATCGAAATAGATGTAAATCCACGAATATATGAGATATCTAAAATCATGCCGGATAGCTTTTACCAGCAGTTACTGGATGGGTACAAAGCTGGCATAAAAGCAGATAGCAAAGAAGGAAAGAAACAAAAAGCGTTCTATGCACGAGTTGTGCATGATCGTTATAGAAAGATTGCAAGTAAGGGCGGAAAGATGAGAAAGGACGCCCCAGAGTGGCAGAAAAAAGCATTTAACATAGCCGTCTACGGGAAAAAGTGATCAGAATTAACGGAGGTACAAAACGATGGGAGGAAGAGGTGGAGCCGGTGGCGGCATTGGAGCCGGAGAATCTGGGCGTGGGCGCGGTATGAGCCTTGCGCGGTTTTTGTCACAGCAGGATATTAACCGAGCAAACGCTGCGTCTGTCACTGATATGGGCGATATTATCAGGCGCACATTTGAGCGCAACGCTGCTGAAATCAATGGGCTTGAGCTGTCGGACGCTGAAAAGAAAGACGCCGTAAAGCAGATGGCAACTCTCGCAACAACGGCACTAAAAACGGCGGCAGGAGCAGTCAATCCTTATGCAAGCGGGCCTGCGCGCCTGACAACGGCGCAGAAAACAGGAAGCGCCGCAGACAGAGCTGCAAGAGCGCGCGGTGAAATGGATAGCTACATGCGGAAATTGCGTGACCAGTCCAGTAAAAACCGCAAAGCAGCAGAAAACAAGGCGTTTTCCAATGCCTTTGTAACAGCGCAAAAGTCCGGTGCGTTGGAAGTTACGGTAAACGGCAAGAAATACCGCAGAACTAACAAGCGCAGCGGTACATGGCGTCCGGTATGATTAACTTTGAAAATCTCGACAAGTTCACATTCCCCGGCGTTGGAAAGTACGACATTCCGCAGATCGAGCCGGTCAAGGCATATCCGCATGGCGAATTTATCCCTGTGAATTACCATTACACAGCAAAAGACCAGGCAAGCAAAATCGTTCATTTCTTTGTGGACGATTACCAATTCATTCGATATTGGAACACGCCGGACAAGTACATTCCGAAACTGTTGCAGTTTGCGGCGGTGTGTGCGCCGGACTTCTCCACATACACGGATATGCCGCTGGCGATGCAGATATACAACCATTACCGCAAGCATTGGTTGGCGGCATACTGGCAAATGCACGGCATGACGGTTTATCCGACAATCTCATGGAGCGATGAGAATAGTTATGACTGGTGCTTTGACGGTGAACCTGTCGGCGGTGTTGTGGCGGTTTCCTCGGTGGGAACGCAGGCAAACGCTGAAAGCAAGCGCCTGTTCCTGCGCGGCTACGAAGAAATGATGAAACGGCTATCCCCGGAATGGGTGATATTCTACGGGAAAGTGCCGGAAGAATGCGACTGGAATTTGATACGGGTAAAGCCGCACTATGATGATATTGTGAAACGGAGGAAAGCAAAATGGGCGGACGTGGAGGCGCAGGCGGAGCTGGAGACCGCGGAAAATCCGGAAGAATCCCTGCCGGAGGCAGCAAAGATGGAACCATTATTGGAGGCAAGCCGAGGGAAATAGAATCCTATATGCGCGAAGCCAGAGGGTGGAGCCCTGCATACCATCACGACGAAATCTTGGAAGCGAAGACGGATGGAAACGGAAACCTGACATTCAGCTATGCAAAAGCGGATTCTTATGAAAAAACCGCAAAAACAAATAGAACTGTGAACACGAAGTACATAATTCAAGCCGGGGCAATAAACGGGGAAACGTTTGGTATTGACTGGTCTAAGGTGCAATCGATTTCGGGGCAAACGTACAATTTGCGCAATGTTGCAAAAGCCAATGGCTTATCATGGGATGGGAAGAAAAAGCAATGGCGGCGCAAGAAATAACAAATGAAATACCCATTTACTCCTGAATTACTTGACGCCCTCCCGGAAGAACTGGCAGAATTGTTCCGTGCTCTTGAAATAACGCTGCTGGAAGAAATCTGCTCCCGGCTTAAAGCTGCGGATGAGCTGAACGAGGTAACGGTGCAGGATATTCGGGCGCTGCGGTCACACGGCATCGACCTCAAGAAGATCAGAAAGGAGATCCAGAAGACGGCGGATATCGGCGAGGAAAAGCTGAACAAGCTGCTGGACGACGTTGTAGAGCGCAATCAGCGCTATTACAACGGCCTTATCACGCTGGCCGATGTGACAAAGCCTGACCGGCTGGTAGACGCCTCCGATATCGACGCGATCCGCAGGCAGACGCTCGGAGAATTCCGAAATCTGACGCAATCTTTGGGGTTTTTAGTGGACAATGGCCAGAGAATGCTTCCGCCTGCGCAAGCATATCAGTGGGCCCTAAATTCGTCAACGCTGCAAATTCAGAGCGGGGCGATCAGCTATAATCAGGCGATTGCCAACGCCGTCAAGCAGCTGGCAGAAAGCGGAATCAAAGTTGTGGACTATGAGAGCGGGCACACAGATCAAATCGACGTGGCTGCCCGCAGGGCCGTTATGACAGGTGTAGCTCAAATCTGCGACAAGTATTCCGACCAGTCGGCGGAATATCTGGATACCCGGTATTTTGAGATCACAGCCCACTCCGGCGCACGAGACAAGCCCGGCCCGTCCCCGTGGTCGAGCCACAAGGATTGGCAAGGGAAAATTTATTATAAAAGCGAAAACGGAGAGCCTGACCCGCTTGGGCAGTACAAGGATCTCGTGGAGACGACTGGCTACGGCTATGTAGACGGCCTGACCGGAGCAAATTGCCGACACTACAAACACGCATTTCTCCCCGGCATTATGGAGCCTACCTATTCCGAAGAGCAGCTGGAGCACATCGACGACGGCCTCGGCTGTGAGTTCGACGGGAAGAAATATACTGCATATGAAGCAACCCAGATGCAGCGCAGGCTTGAGCGGGAAATCATAAAGCAAAAAAAGCTGAAAAAAGCCTACAAAGCATCAGGCCAAAAGGATAAGGAGACTGCCGCAACAGCCAAGCTGCGCCGCCTGAACACGAAATACCATGATTTTAGCAAGGCCGCAGGGCTGCCAGAGCAGCCGGAGAGAATGAAGGTGTTATATGATTGACGAAAAACTGAAAGCCGCCATTGAGCGGGCGCTTGCCGCCGGGTTCCGCGTTCAGCTGAAGCGCATGAAGGACGGAACAGTCAAGGCGCAGATCATCAAGGCGGAAGAGCTGAAAAAGTAATACAGATACCGCAGCACAATCGAGTGCGCGGAATGGCACGATGAGCCAACTACTGAGATTATCTTAGTGGTTGGCTCTTTTTGTTTCGGTAAAAACCGCATGAGCGGGGTTTATACAAAAAATTGGCTATCTGCAAGCCTAAAAGTGCAGGCGGGAGGTCATGGCGACGACCTAAAAAGCCTATCCCGTAAGGAGAAACCATGAAAAAAGAAGAATTGCTGAGCATTGGCCTGACAGAAGAGCAGGCGGACAAGGTTTTTGCCATGAACGGCAAGGACATTGAGAAGCACAAAAAGGCCGCAGAGGACGCAAAGGCGGACAAAGAGGCCGTGGAAAAGCAACTGGCCGACCGCAACAAGGACATCGAAGACCTGAGGAAGTCCAGCGGGGACGCTGAGAGCGTTCGCAAGCAACTCGAAGACCTTCAGGGCCGGTACACCAAGGAAACCGAGGATTACAAGGCGCAGCTCGCAAGCCGCGACTACGCCGACGCCATGACCCGCGCGATCACGGCCAAGGGCGTCAAGTTCTCTTCCAAAGCCGCAGAGAAAGCCTACCTTGCAGACCTCAAGGAGAAGCACCTTGAATTGAAAGACGGCGAGCTGACCGGCTTCGACGAGTGGCACAAGACCCAGCTTGAAGCAGACCCGACCGCGTTCCAGTCCGACAAGCCCGCGCCCACATTTGTCAAGCCCGTCGGTCAGGGCGGCGCACCGGCGGCAAAGAGCAAGGGCGCAATGTACGCGCAGCAATTCAACGCGCAGTTTGCGCAGACACCAAACAAGGAGTGATTTGAAAAATGTCTATCGTTGTAAACACAAAAGCAGAAGTCAGGCCGAATTTCCTCGAAAGCGAAGTCGGCCTCGTACTGAAAACCCGTGAAATCCCCGCGTCGATGGGCGTGCAGGACGGCAAGTACAAGATCGTAAAGGCCGGTACGCCGTTCCCGTCCGACAACTCGAACGCCGTCGGCATCGTGTTTGAGGACATCGACGTGACGGACGGCAATATGCCCGGCTCCGTGATGGTCGCGGGCCGTGCGCTGGCAGACCGCCTGTCGCTGGCCTCTGCAGCCAAGACCGCGCTGTCCGGCAAGGGCTTCACGTTTGTCGACGCGCCGGAGACCACGCGCGGCTATACCGTGACCTACGACAAAAACGACGGCAGCGGCACACCGCCCGTCGACGAGAACGTCTACACAGAGGGCTCCTATGCCGACGTATCGACCGAATACCCGCTGACCAAGAGCGGCAACACGCAGACCGGCTGGAGCACGGCTAAGGGCGGCGAAGCTGTTTCCAAGGTCGAAATGACCGGCAATGTGACCCTGTACCCCGTGTGGACTACGGCCTAAAGAAGGAGGAAAAACACCATGCCTGACATTCTTGAACTGATTTCCGACGCTGACCGTCTGGATTTCTCGCAGAACATTTCCGTCGCGCGCCCGGCCTACCTCGGAGACCGGCTGTTCCCGGATCAGAAAACCGAAAACCTGAAAGCCGAGTACCTGCGTCTCGCGAACGGCGCACAGATCCCCACGATGGCGACTGTGCACGCGCTCGACACCGAGGCTGAGATCGCCACGCGCCCGGCTCTCGAAAAGACCGCGGTTGAAAAGCTGTTTATCAAGCGAAAGATCAACCAGTCCGAGCGGGTGCGTCTGCTCAACGAAAACGGCGTATACGCCGACAACGCCATTGTGAGCTACGTCTTCGACGATATGCGCCTGATGGCCGACGCGGTCAAGGTAAGAACCGAAGTCGCGAAAATGGAAGTCCTTGCGACCGGCAAGATGACCATCAAGGAAAACAACCTCAACATGACTGTCGATTACGGCGTTCCGTCCGCGAACACCGGCTTCAAGATCGACTTTGGCGCAGACGCTGATATCATCGGCCAGCTTTATGCAATCACAGATCAGGCGGCGGCCTCCGGTCATGCGCTGAGCGAAATGGTCGTCGGTACGAAGATCCTGCGCAAGCTCGCGTCCAACAAGGGCATTCAGACCATCGTATACGGCACTGTGGGCGCGGGTACATTCGTCACTCCTGAGAAGCTGCGCAGCCTTTTCCTCAATCTGTTCGGCTTTGGCCAGATTACGGCCAACGACCAGCGCTACAAGGTGCAGACCGCGGACGGCAAAGAGAAGCCGTACAGATTCTTCCCGGAGGACAAGGTTGCGTTCCTGTCCAACGGCACGGCCAATTCCTTTGGCGTCGGCCTATGGGGCGTGACGCCGGAAGAAAAGGCATACGGCCCGTACTCCGACAAGAGCGCACAGCAGTATATCACCATTACGCAGTGGCAGACGCCTGACCCCGTAGCCGTCTGGACGAAGGCAAGCGGCTTGTTTATCCCGGTCGTGCCCGATCCTTACGGCCTGTTCATCGGCGCAGACGTCAGCAAGTAAAATCGAGCCTCCGCGCCTGCATGACGGGTGCGGAGGCTGACCGGAAGGAGGGCGCAGCATGATCTACGCCGATTATGAGTTTTACGCGACCGTGTACCGTGGGACGGCGCTGGGCGAAGAGCAATTCTGCGGACTCGCCCGCAAGGCGTCGGCTTATGTCGATTACATCACCATGAGCCGCGCGCGCTCCGCCGCCGAGGATAAGCTCGAAGCCGTCCAGAACTGCGTCTGTGCGCTGGCCGAGCTGGAGCAGGACGCCGGAAAGCTGGACAGCCTCGTCTACACGACCGACCGGCCCGTGTCAAGCGAGACGGTCGGCGGCTGGTCACGCAGCTTCGGTTCGCGCAGCCTGTCGCAGGCAGATATGCAGCGGACGGAGACGCGCCGCCGCGAGATCGTGCTGGCGTACCTCGGGCCGACCGGATTACTCAAAGCAAGGGGGTATGGGCCGTGTCCATGTTCCCCCACACCGTAACCATCTACAACGTCTCGCAGGAGACAGACCAGGCGACGTTCAAGGATGTGGAGAAGACCTATATCACAGTCATGCGCGGCGTTCTGCTGGAAGCCTCCAAGGCGGCCAACGTCCGCCAGAGCGGGCTTGAAGGCGCGGACGCAGTGAATCTGTATATCCCGTTCTCCACGCCCGCTGTGGATGGCGTGACGGGCGCAGAAAAGCGCTACGTCGGCCCGCAGGAATTCTGGCGGGCAGCCGATAAAAGCGGCCTGTGGACGCTTTCCACGGACGGCAACGGCGGCACGACCTTTTTTATCAAAGGTGAAGTCGTAGAGCCGGACAAAACCGAGCAGACGCTAGAAATGCTCTATGACGACGTTTACAAGGTTACGAAGGTCGACCGGAAGGACTACGGCAGCGCCGACATGAGACACTTTGAGGTCGGAGGAGCCTGATATGCTGAAATTCAGCGTAAAAGCAGACGGATTTGACGAACTGCATGAGGCAATCGCGACAGCATGCACCAAAGCGGAGCACGCTGTTGCACTTCAGGCAAGAAAGGACACGGCCCCATATGTACCGTTCCTGACCGGCTCCCTCGACCGCAGAACACAGGTCGAAGGAAACACGATTATCTACCACGGCCCATACGCGCGGTTCCTGTACTACGGAAAAGTCATGGTAGACCCGGAGACCGGCAGCACTTACGCGCCGAAGGGCGGGACAAAGGTAGTGACCGACAAGAATCTTGTGTTCAATACGTCCGGACACAATCAGGCGCAATCGCACTGGTTCGAGGCGTCAAAGGCCGAAAATCTTGATAAATGGCTCCGCGTAGCGGACAAGGCGGTGAAGAATGGACTCTGAAAAGCAGAAAAGGCTGGTATCTGCGGAGGAAGAGCAGGATATCTCCCGGAAGATGATGATCTGGGCGAATTCCTTCTCGGACGACGACATGTCGGCCGCAACGATCAACTATGAATTTCTCGCTGCGGATTCTGCAAGTATGGCGCTGTCCACTATTCAGGGCGCGTATATCACACGAAAATTCATCCTCGGCGGACACGAGGCGGAATACCAATTCAAGATCATCGCCCGCATCATCCCCGGCAGCAGCAACGACAAGCGCCTGAAATGCGACGCCATGCTGAACCGGTTCGGGGATTGGGCAATGCAGAACCCGCCGGATCTGGGCGACGGCATGCGCGTCCGCCGCATGGAAGCAGTCAGCCGCGCGGCCCTGTACGCCCGGTACGAGGACGGCACGGAAGACCACCAGATTTTAATGAAACTGACATATGAGGTGATTTAACTATGGCAGAAGTTACTTTTAACACAACCGCCGGTCAGACCATCGACCGGGAGCTGCTGATCGCATATCTGAACACCGGCGAGTCCTCGACGCCCGTATGGTCGCCGTTCGGAACACGCGTCACAGACTCCAGCATGGAGTACGACTGGCAGGAGGATTCCAGCAAGGACATCCTCGGCACGACCAGAACCACCATGAAAAAACCGATCATCACGCAGAGCTTTGACCCGTGCGACCTTGACGCGGGCGACGCGGCGCTGAAGAAAATCTGGGATCTGGCAATCAAGCAGCAGAACGCAGCCGCACTGGCGAATCAGGACGTGCTGATCGTCCATCATTATGCAGGAACGGCCAAGACGGCAGTCTTCGCGGAGCGCTACGACGCGTCTATGGTCAAGCCGTCCAGCCTCGGCGGCGAGGGCGGCGGCTCGGTAGGTATGCCCATCGACGTGACGCTCGGCGGCAAACGCACGACCGGCACGGCGGCGGTTGGCGCCAACGGGGCTATTACCTTCACGCCAGACGCAGCGTAAGGAGGAATCGCAATGCCTGAAATCAAATTTGAAACCGGTATCGTATCGTTCAAGCTGAACGACGCGGCGGAAGTCTCCTTCAACCCGACCGACAGCGCATTTGTAGAACAGATCTTCAACACCTTTGACGAGCTGGACAGGAAGCAGGAGGCGTATAAGGCCGAAGTCGACCACTGCGCGGACAAGAAGGAGATTTTCGCCATTGCCCGCCGCCGCGACGCGGAAATGCGGGACATGATCGACGGCCTGTTTGCCAAGCCTGTCTGCGCAGACCTGTTCGGCACTATGAACGTCTACGCGCTGGCAGACGGCCTGCCAGTATGGTGCAACCTCATGCTGGCCGTGATCGATCAGATCGACACGAGCTTCGCGGCAGAGCAGAAGAAGACCAACCCGAGGATTGCGAAATATACAGATAGATGGAAAACGCGCAGGCCCCCTGTTCGCGAAATATATTGATAGATGGGGAAAGTGATCTATTCCCTGCCGACCTCTGTTGAGGTCGACGGAACAGAATACGCGATCCAATCTGATTACCGCGCAATCCTCGATATCCTCGTAGCCCTGACAGACAGGGAACTGAACGAGCGGGATAAGGCGGAAGCGGCGCTGACCATCTTCTATCCCGACTTCGAAGAAATGCCCGCCAGCGACTATCAGGAAGCCCTGAACCAGTGCTTCCGCTTCATCGACCACGGGCAGGAGAATCGAGAGAAGAGAAAGCAGCCAGAGATCATGTCATGGGCGCAGGACTTTGATCTTTATATTGCGCCTATCAACCGAATCGCGGGCTGCGAGGTCAGGGCGCTGGAATACCTGCATTGGTATTCGTTTCTATCGTACTATCAAGAAATCGGAGATTGCCTGTATGCACAGGTGGTTTCTATCCGCGATAAAAAGGCCAGAGGGAAGAGCCTCGACAAACAGGAGAGGGATTTCTACCGGCGCAACCGGGATATCGTCGATCTGAAGACAACATACTCGGAGGCCGAAGCCGACCTGCTTGCCGTATGGGGAGTCGGGACAAAAAACAGCCGCCCCGGTTAAGGGGCGGCAGCAGGAAAAACTTATTTTTTATACTCGAAAACGATTTCGCTACCCCAGAAGCTTGGAGAGAATCGAATCTCGATCTCACTCCAATCCTGCGGCGCTTCATATCCGACGACACCTTTCATTTTCTTCCCGGCGGCAATCGTGCCGTCAAGCTGCGGCTCGTCGGAACTCATCATCGCGGTGAGGCTGAGGCTGGTTGTATAGCCATCAATGTAGCTTTCGAATGAAAGCATGGTGCTGGACGCAATATCGCGGGATGAATTGTTTTCGATCTCGAATTCGCACAGAACAAAGACCTTTCCATCATCCGGCGAGACGTAATTTTGGCCGGAATTCTCGGTAACACTGAGCAACGTGACCGCCACGCCGTCTAGAACGACCTGATCCCCAACGCCAAATGTTTCAGGCCCGGAATCGGATTGCTGCGGCGGCTGCTGCGAAGAAGAAACTGAGGTTCCGACCTTTTCCGGCTTGGAGGACGATCCGCAGGAAGCAAAGGCCGCGCCAATAAAGACGAAAAGACAGAGGAATACGATTAAAGCCGTCAGGCAGCCGCTGGGGCGTTTCGCCTGCTTTTTGGTTTTTAGCCCGCCAACAACGTCAACGCGGTTCGAGGCGTTAATCTTGATGGTAAAAAACGCATTCTGTTGCCCTTCGGCAATGGTAAAGGATATGGTTTTATCCAGACGGCGATACCGGTAAAAAGAAAGTTCGTGCTGGCCCGGAGCGGCCACAGCTCGAAGTTCTTCACCGTTTTTCAGCGTGCCGACATCACAGCCATCCAATGCAATGCCGACGGTCAGGCCAGAACCGTAAAAAGAATTGTCCCGGCTAATTTGGATAATGCAATCACTCATATTTCTTCCCTCCTTACTTGGAAGATAACACAAATAATGACAAAAATCAACCGAAAAGGTGGCGAAAATATGGCAGATGGGAAAATTGTGGTCACCGTCGACGCGGACGCGAAAAAGGCACAGAAAGAGCTGGATACGCTGTCTGCGAAAATCGACAAGATGGAAGCAAAGCTGAACGAGGACACCGGAACGCAGAGCGGGCTTAAAAAGGAGCTGGACGCTGCGCTTCAGTCCGCAAAGCAGACGGAAGACGCGCTGAAATCGCTCCGCTCGGAGGCTGACCGCCTAAAGGGCATCACGTCCGGAAGCGCTTCGGCTAATCCAGCGGAGTACATAGACGCTTATTCTCGACAGGCGGAGGTTGCTGCGCAGATCAAAGAGCAGGAACAGCTGCTGGTGCAGCAAAACAAAACGGCGGAAAAGCTTGGGAGTCAATATGCAAAGATCACCGACAAGGTGATAACCCAGACTGATGCGCTTGACGCTGCAAAGGCTAAAGCCGGAGAGCTGGTGCAGCAGATCACAGACGCCAGCGGAGCCTCGGCCCGCATGGCCGAAGCGTCGGCGCGCGTCGAAAAAAGCATGAATAAATTCGGGAGAAGATTAAGCGGGGTACTGAGGAGCGCGCTGGTCTTTACTGTCCTGTCCCGCGGCCTTTCCCAGCTGCGCAGCTGGCTCGGGGAGACGATCATGCAGAATGAGGCGGCCCGTGCATCTATCGCGCAGCTGAAAGCAGCTCTTCTGACGCTTGCACAGCCGATCCTCGAAGTCGTGATCCCGGTTTTTGTGAAGCTGGTCAACATTCTGGCACAAGTCGTGACGGCAATCGCAAAGTTTTTCGGTATGCTGTCCAGGAAAAGCTGGAGCGCGCAGGTATCTGCCGCGAAGGGACTGAACGCCGAGAAAGAGGCGCTGGAGGGCGTAGGTTCTGCCGCAGAAGACGCAAGCAAAAGCATGGCCGGATTTGACGAGATCAACCAGATCACCAGCAATCAGGCGTCCGGCGGCGGAGGCGGGGCGGGCGGCGCTGCCGACTCGAGCGGGATCACGCCGGATTTCTCGAATCTGGATCTTGCCGAAGATAAGCTGAACGACATCCTCGGCATTGTCGGCGCGATCGCGGCCGGACTGCTCGCGTGGAAGATCGCCAGCATGTTTACAGACAGCTTAAGCAAGATCGGCGGCATCGCACTTGCGGCCGCAGGCGCGTTTGCGCTTGTCTATTTCTGGCTGGACGCATGGAACAACGGTATCGACTTGACTAATTTTCTCGGGATGCTCGCCGGGCTTGCGGCCCTTGCTGGCGGACTCGCAATTGCATTCGGGCCGACCGCTGCGGCAATCGCTCTCGTGGTAGGTGGCCTTGCGATGTTAGTCGTCGGGATCAAAGATGTGATCGAAAACGGCTTTACGCTGGAAAACACACTGACCATCATCGCCGGACTACTTGCCGCCGGTATTGGGATCAGCATCCTGACGGGCAGCTGGATTCCGCTCCTGATTGCCGGGTTTGTTGCCGCTTTGGTGGCACTTGTTTCCTTTACCGGGCACGGGGAAGAGCTGATTCAAGGGCTGAAAAAAATCATAGACGGATTCGGGAAGTTCTTCAAGGGCGTGTTTACGGGAGACCTGAAACTTGCAGCGGAAGGTGCAAAGCAGATCTGGGAAGGGCTTAAGCAGACGTGGAACGCGATTGTAAACTCCATCAAGGACGCGTGGAACGCATTTATTACATGGCTGCAGGGTAAGAACCCGGCACTTGCTGCGATTTTTGAAACGATCGGAAAGCTGTTCTCCGACCAGTACAACGCATGGAAAAAGATCCTCAGCGGCCTTATTACCTTCCTGACCGGCGTATTCACCGGAGACTGGAAGAAAGCATGGAACGGTGTCCTAGATATTCTGAAAGGCGTTTGGAATCTCATTGTCGGCACGGTCGAAGGCGCGATTAACTTTATCATTGACGGAATTAACCTTTTGATTTCCGCTTTGAACAAAATCCACTTTGAAGTTCCAGATTGGGTTCCGCTTGTTGGCGGAAAATCATTTGGCATCAACATCACGCCTGTTTCCCGTGTATCGCTCCCCCGCCTAGCCTCCGGCGCGGTCATCCCGCCGAACCGGGAGTTTATGGCTGTGCTGGGAGACCAGAAAAGCGGAACGAATATCGAAACCCCGCTTGCCACAATGGTGCAGGCGTTCAAGCAGGCCATGAACGAAACGGGCGGCATGGGCGGCAGACAGATCACGGTTGTTATGCAGCTCGACCACAGAGAACTTGGACGCGCGGTGTATAACCTTAACAACGAGGAAACACAGCGCGTCGGAGTGAAGCTTGCGGGGGTGAAGGCATGACAAGCATTTTGAGCCTTGACGGCAAGGAGTATCCGAATCTGCATGTTGTGAGCCTAAAGCGTTCGTTTTCCGTCCTCGACGGCGATAACGCGGGCCGCGTGATGACCGGCGCGATGACGCGCGACATTATCGGTACATTTTACAATTACAGTTTGGAGATCGATCCTGTTTCGTCTGATCTTGCAGAATATGATGCGTTTTACGAGAACATTTCCGCGCCGGTCGATAGCCACGTTCTGACTGTCCCGTATGCGCAATCTGTTTTGACGTTTGATGCCTATGTGGCAAACGGAGAAGATGAACTTGTATCAAGATACGGCGATAGGAGCGAATGGCAGAACTTATCGATTAACTTTGTTGCAATGAAACCGAAGAGGGTTCCGGTATGAGCGTTCGAGTGATTTATGAGGACGTTGCGGTAGGCGCGGCGGAGGCGGCCAGCGTGGCGAGTACCGCCGCGCAGCCGATCTCCGACCTGTCCCTGCTGACATACGGCGCAGAGCCGGTGACCGTTGCGACGAACGAGCTGAACCAATGGAAACTGGACGGCTCCCGTCCGATCCTCACGACCGAGCGGGCGGCGTTCTGGTCTTCGGCTCCGAGCAAAGCGGACTGCACCTTTGACGCGAACCCGACGCTGACTATCACGCTGGACGGCACGTTCGCAAGCTCCGGCATTTACCTCTATTTTGACGGTGGCACCGGCGACTATTGCAGCGCCCTGACCATGACGTGGTACAACGGCGAGACAACCGTCGCGTCGCAGGACTTCACGCCGGACGGCCAGAAATATTTCTGCGCCAAGCCAGTCACGGGCTACAACAAGCTCGTGATTGAGCTGAAAAAGACGAGCCTGCCGTACCGCTATGCGAAGCTCCGACAGATATTCTTCGGCATCGTCCGGGAATTCGAGCGGGAGGATCTGCGCAGCGTCAACGTCACCGAGGGTGTCAGCGTGATCTCCGACGACGTGGAGATCAATACGCTGGATTTCACGCTCGACAACTCAGACGATATTGACTTCATTTTTCAGGAAAAGCAGCCCGTCAGCGCCTACGACGGCGCAAAGCTGATCGGCGTCTTTTACATCAAGAGCTCGTCCCGGTCGAGCGAACGGCTCTATGATGTATCCTGCCAGGACGCGCTCGGCATTCTGGACGACGAGCCCTTCGCGGCGGCGGTCTACAGCAGCAAAAACGCGAAGGAGCTGATAACCTCGATTCTCGGCGCGCACTTCACGCTGGACTTCGACCCTGCGCTGGAAGACGAGACCGTAACCGGCTATATCCCGGACTGCACGAAACGAGAAGCGCTGCAACAGATCGTTTTCGCGCTTCGTGCGACCATTGACACAAGCGCGTCGCGTGGCGTGCGCGTCCGGAGGCTCACAGCAGCCTCTCCTGCCACGATTCCGCTTGATCGGACATACACGGGCGGCAGCGTTGAAACGGCGGCAGTGGTCACGGAGATCCGCGTGACGGCACACAGCTATTCGGCGTCCGGAAGCGGGGAGAACGTGGAGGTCGGCGGTACGACCTACTATCACACGACGTCTGTCACGTCCAAGACCAATCCGAACGCCACCACACAGACCAAGCCGAACGTCATCGAGGTACGCGACGCTACGCTGGTCAACAGCGACAACGTTGCCGCCGTCGCGCAGCACGTCTTTGACTACTATATGCGCCGTCAGACGCACAGTGTCAAAATTGTCATGGACAAGGAAGCCCCGGGCGATTACGTGCAGACCACAACGCCGTGGGGCACGAAGATCACCGGAACGATCACCAGTATGGGCATTCGCCTCAGCGGAATCGCAGCGGCAGAATGCAAGATTATCGGCACATAGAACGGAGGTGCGACATTTGGTACAGGGAGATTCGTATAACCTTAGTGTTACCATCAAGAATAAAGGGCAGCCTCTGGACGTTGCAAGCGTTGAAAAGGTGGAAATTTCTCTGCTTTATCTGCAAAAGAGCTATCCGGGAGAGATCGGATACGAGGACGGAAAGTTTCTGTTTCCCCTCACCCAGCAGGAGACCTTTCGGCTCCCGAAGCTCTGCCAGATGCAGGTACGCGTGAAATTCAAGAGCGGTGACGTGATTGGCTCGGAGATCAAGCAGATCGACGTTGCGCACGCGCTTTCAAAGGCGGTGTTGTGATGGGCGGCATTGAATTTGAACTCAAGAACCGCGATCCGATCGACGTTTCCTTTAACGTTTCCGTGCGTGCTGGCGGCGGCTCCGGCGGCGGAGGCATTGCATCGGCGCAGATCGATGAGATCCGCGTGCTGAAAAAATCGGACTATGACGCGCTGGACAAAAAGGACGCGCGGACACTGTATCTGTTGGAGGGATAACATGCTGGCAGTTGGACTCAAACGCATTCTGGAGCTGTTCATCGGCTCCATGGGCATCAAATCCGCCCGCTTGGGCACAGAAACCATCTACGAAAGGCCTGGCGGCTTTTTGTACATCGAACTCACAAGCGAAGAAAGGGGATAAATCCAGATGGCAAGTTTTTTCAATCTGACACTTGATACGCTGGCACCTGCCGGCCTATCGCTGATCCTGAACGACGGCGCGCAGTACGCGACCAGCGCGACCGTCACCGCGAAGATCTCAGTCACCGACGCCGCGACGACCGGCTACCAGATGAAGATCTGGGGCACAAAGGCGGCGGCAAAGGAAGCAGATGCGTCGTGGGAGACGTTCGCCGCAACAAAATCCATTACGCTCCCGGACGGCGACGGCCTGAAGACGATCTATGTAAAGGTGCGCGACGACGTCGGCAACGAATCGACTGCGGCCAGCGACTCCATCACGCTCAACACCTCGATCCCCGCCGTGACCATCACCGGCCCCGACAAGAGCCGCATTTCCAAGGTTACGGGCTACGACGCAGCGGCATTCTCCTTCGTCTGCGACGTGGACTTCGAGGAATACACCATTCGCGTCGTCCCGGCGACGAGCAGCCTGCACACGGCGGGCACGCAGATCCCGACGACGGGCGGCTCCACCAACGTCAGCGGCACGGAGGGAGGCTACAAGAAGAACACCGCCATCAACGTCACTGTCAAGGGCGCGGACCTCGAGGCAGCGTCTTCCGGCGACGGCACGAAGATCGTCAAGGTCTTCGTCAAGAACGCCGCCGGGACCTGGAGTGCCGCCTGATGGCCGCGCCGCAGCTGACATTCTCCATCACGGGCAACAAGATCTCGGCGGTCTCGGGGTTCGACTCGATCACCGTTTCCTTCTCGTCGGACATCGCCTACACGGCCTTCGAGTGCCGCGCGACGAAGTCCGGCGAGGATTGGGGCCGCGGGAAGGGCGCTTTGATCGCGTCCTTCTCCCAGACCCCGGCGGGCACGCAGCGCACCTTTGAGGTTTACGACGATTTTCTGCTTTCCGGTGATGGGGAATACCGCATTTCGTTGTTCGCGCAGGGCGCGGACGGCAGCTGGAACGACAACTACGGCTTTATCCCGCTGGGAGAGTCGCAGGCGCTGAAGACCGCGGACGGCGAGGATTTTCTGTGTATGAAGGAGTGATCGTATGGCTTACAACAGCCAGTTTACCGGCGCGCGGATCGACGAGGCTATCGCCGACGTGCGCAGCAACAAAGACGCGTGGAACGGAAAGCAAGATGTGATCCTCGCCTCCGGCGCGGCCGTCGGGGATCTGATCAAGGTCAAGGCGGTGGACGCCAGAGGGAAGCCGACGGCGTGGGAGGTGGCCGCGGCTGGCACGGATTATCTAACGGAAGCGCCCGTGACGAGCGTGAACGGGAAAACAGGAGCTGTCAAGGTTCGCGAAGTGCCGTCTGTCACCGCCGCTGATAATGGAAAATTTCTGCGGGTGGCCAACGGTGCGTGGGCGGCTGTAGAGATCGCAAACGCGAATGGAGGGAGCTTCTGATGGCGGAATATTTGACAAACACAACCGACCTGACAAAGGTTGCATCAGCTATCCGGGAGAAGGGCGGCACATCTGACCCACTGGTCTACCCGGACGGATTTGTGACAGCCATTCAGGCCATTCAGACTGGTACAGAACTGCAAATCATTGTAACTGTGACATCTGGTGCAACTGTTACCGCGACAAAAGGAAGCCTGTCTGAGAGTGGCACATCGGTCAATGGAACGTGCACGCTTATCGTTCCGGAGATCGGCACATGGAGCGTATCCGCGACGCTGGACGGGAAAACATCTGACACAAAAGCCGTAACTATCACGGACAGTTACGCGGTGTCGCTTAATTTTGTAGACCCGTTACTGAATAACAATACTTGGGAAACAATAAAAAATATATCCGACGCGGGACAAGGCGCGAACTATTGGAGCATCGGGGACAGAAAAGCTGTAACACTAGATGGAACGGTAGGGGCCCTGACGCTCTCTAATTACACAACGTATGCTTTCATTATCGGATTCAACCATAATGCGAGCGTTGAGGGCGCAAACCGCATCCATTTCCAACTCGCAAAAACCGCCCTATCCGGAGGTACGGACGTTGCGCTATGCGACAGCTATTACAGCAGTTACAAAAATACCGGTGTCGGATTCGTCATGAATACCGGAAACTCAAACTTGGGCGGTTGGGCATCGTCAAATATGCGAACAGGAACTTGCGGTACAAGCCTATCAAGCTACTCTAGTACGATCATTGCGGCCATCCCGGCAGCGCTCAGAGCCGTGCTGAAATCCGTGACGAAGTACACGGACAACACCGGCGGCGGAAATCCATCGGCGAACAACGTAACAGCGACGACGGATTACTTTTTCCTCCTCTCCGAGCTTGAGGTTTTCGGGAGTATTTCGAGGGCAAACCCGAACGAGGCGAGCAAGCAAGCGCAGTACGCCTATTATTCCGCCGGGAACAGCAAAATCAAGTACAAGCACAACGGAACGGCGGCAGCCGCTATTTGGTGGCTCCGTTCTCCGTCTACGACCACCTCCAACGTTTTCGTGGATGTGACCACCGGCGGGACAGTCGGCATCAACATCGCGTACTATTCCCTCGGCTTCGCGCCCGGCTTTTGCGTATGAGGGAAAAGCGCATGGAGTATATCGTGTATAAGCGGTTCCGTGGGCATGGCATCGATGGAGAATTTAATCTCCGGTACGGAACTGTGGTATCGGAGCTCGAAGGGTTCCTGTTTGCAGCGGACGGCAGGCGGATATGCGCTGCGACATCCGAAAACGGGTGGGAGCATTTCAGGCAGAATACACCAGAGGGCGCGATGCGGCAAGAAATGCTTGAACACCTCTACCGCTGGTATGCAAAGCACGGCTGCGGTGAAGATTTTGCGGATGACAAATGGCCGGGGCAGGAAAACGGGTACTGGAAAAACCGGCTGCGTACCGCAAGCACAGAGCGATTAGAGAAAATCTATCAAGAGAAATTTGGAGGGACGCCATGTATGCAGTAAAACAGGACGGCGCATTTGCCGGATATGCGGACAGTATTGTGCCCATCCGATTGCACAGCAACGGTTGCTATGTACCGTGCAAGGAAGATCAGGCAGAAGGATTTTGCGCTAAGATGGCTATGACTATTACAGATGAAGAAGGGACTGAGCATCAGGTGCTTTCTGACAGGGTGTTTCATCTCCCCGGTTACACGTTGAAAGGTACGGAGCCGGAGGGCAGCTATGAGGAAATGGGCGCGGCATTGCCGCTGACGGATGCAGAGACCGCCGCGAAGATCCTGCTCGGGGAGGCGGAATAACATGAGCACCTACACCGAGCGGGCGCGGGCGCTGCGCCCCTATATCGTCAAAAGCGCCGCCAGTCTCACTGACGCCGACGCGAGTCTCGCGCCGGAGCTTTTCACCCGCCTGACCGGCTCCGGCAGCCTCGTCAAAGCCGGCACGCGCATCAACTGGGGCGGCACCATCAAGCGCGCCGCCTCCGACCTCTGGGACACGGCCCAGAACACCCCGGACGCCGCCCCGGCCCTCTGGGAAGACATCGCCTACAAGCAGGGCTTCCGCATCATCCCCGAGACCATCACCGCCGGCCTTGCATTCTCCAAAGGCGAAAAAGGCTGGTGGCAGGACGAGCTCTACGAATCCCTGCTCGCCGCCAACGTCTGGAACCCATCCGTTAACCCGGACGGGTGGAAGAAGATCACGGAAGAAGGTACATAGCCATGGACACCAAGACCATCATCGTTACCCTCGTCACCGACCGGACGCAGGCGGACGTGGAGCGCGTCAAGGCGCTTGCCGCGAAGGGCTTTGCCGCCATGACTTCCGACGAGCAGGCGGAATGGCTGGCCGGGATGAAGGGCGCGTACAACGCCGCTGATCTCAATCGCGTGGGAACCGCCCTGAACTATCTGGCGGCGCGCCTCAGCTCGATCTGCGGCAAGAGCATCACGTGGACGGCTAAAACCGATTGGGCCGTAACGGACATTATAACGGCCTCACAGGCGGCGGAATACCGGCAGCAGATACAGGACATTCGCGACGCACTTGCGTATCCTGCCGGGACGCCGGACGTGCCGCAGCTGGCGCGCCTGACCTACATCGGCGCGAATGATATCGAGCGCATTCTTGCGCTCTGCGAAGACTTAATCGTCAACGTTGCAAAATCTTTTCGCCACACCGGCGCGGCGGAGTGCGCCGCAGGAGGATTACTCACATGAAAGATAGGCAGCCAACACAGGTTTTAGCCAACGGCGCGATCCGCTACGGCGTCTATAACGCCGACGGCACGCTCAACCACTACGAATACCTCAAGCGCGAGGACGCGCCTACCGTCGAGGGTACGCCACTCAACAAGGCAAATCTGCTATCCGATGCAACCGCCGCGAAGATCTGGCCCGGCTCGAAGAAGCCGGACGACCCGACCGTGAACGACGCGCTCGGCAAGCTTTCGGAGGGTACGGCCAAAGTCGGCGACATCGCTATCACCGCCCGCACAGACCTCTCCGACGCATGGCTCCCGTGCGACGGGCGCACTGTATCGCAAAAGCAGTATCCAAAATTGTTTTCTGTGCTCAGAAGCTCTGCTGCACCGCTCCCGTGGGCGTTGAAGACATCGAATATTCAGCCTGTAGCTGTGTGGTATCTAAATGGGGAATGGGTCGGCCTGTACGACAGAAAGTTCTGGATATCGCCCGATTTGGGGACGTGGACGCAGCAGGCGGATATGCCGACCGGACTCTCGCTGGTATCGGATGTGCAGTATGCAAACGGCACTTATTACGCTGTTTTTTCCGGAGACTCCACAGAGTTAAACGGAGTGTACACAACACGTAGCCTCGATACGCCGTTTGCGCTATATGCAAGCGGCATCCTGCCTGGAAGCGCTGGACTGAAGATGTTTATTACACCAAACGTTCTGTATATCTACAAAGTAAGAAGCAAATACGGAGCCTATAACAATTACACGGGAAGAGAAGTAAATGCCAGCTACGTAAACCAAACAACGAAGGAAATAGTAGGAATCTCAGGCTTTATCAGCGGAATTGTATTTTACGCCGAAGAAAAGGACTGCTTTTACAAGCTGAACTGTAGCACCAGCGGCATACTGGAGACTTCAAAGGCAAAAACCCTGATCAATCCGACCTGGGAGGCAGTCAGCAGCGTAAACATCGAAGAATTAACTCCGTCCTTCAACCAGCCGTCGACGTACACCTATCACGCCCTGATGTCAGCTTACCATTGTGGGGCAAATATAATTGCTTTTTTTGCACTGGTGAACGCTGCTTTCTCTGGTGCGGGAACCACGATGTATAGCGGATATATGGTATACAGGTATTCTGCGGACTACGGTGCAACATGGGAAAACGGGAAGGTAGTTTCCTACAAAACCGATAGTTACTCGCTCGACAACTATACGAACGGCAAATACGAAAACGGGCTTTTAGTGCTTTCGGAAACCGCAAGCGAATCTGAAAGTGCTGATCGAGCGGAAAAGATCATTGCAATCAGCGCTCCAGCATCCGGCCCGGTATATGGAGACGTACTGGGGAGCAGCGTCGACAGTATTGCACTATCGCCGGACGGGGAGGCGGCATACATATCATCGAATGGGCTGGCGTACTGCGATTATAGCGCGGCGGGAAAAGAAATCCCTACCATCGGGACGGACACAAGAAGCAATGCCTACATCAAGGCGCTGGAGGAATAGCCATGCGGGATAGAAACGGCACAAATGATCTTGCAAACGGCGCTGTCCGGTACGGGGTATATGACGCGGCGGGAAGCCTTCTGCGGTATGAATGGCTTCGCCCGGAGGACGAGCCGCTGGAAGCCGGAACGCCGCTCACAGCAGGAAATCTGCTGACGGCACAGAGCGCTGCAAAGATCTGGCGAGCGGGCGACGCACCGGCGAACCCGATGGTAAATGAGGCATTCGGGAAGCTGTCGGAGCCGAATTATCACGTCGGCGATATCCTTACGACCGTCCGCGTCCTCTCCGCCCCGTGGCACGCGTGCGATGGCTCAACCTTCGATCAGACTGCATACCCGGCCCTCTACGCCGTACTCGGCGGCACGACGCTGCCGACGATCAGCTATTCCAGCGATACCACCACCTACATCAAAATGGCGGACGATTAGCCCGGCGAATAAAAGAGAAAGGTACAGAAAAATGGACACCAAAACCATCATCGTCACCCTCGTCTGCGCCGTGCTCGGCTCGTCTGCGCTGACGGCGGTAGTCAATGCCATCGTCAGCGCGGTTCAGAAAAAGCGCGGCAAGGCCACGACGCAGGAGGCGCACCTAGCAGAGATCGACAAAAAGCTCGGGAAAATGCAGGAGCATCAGGACGAGCAGTATCTCGCAATTCTCCGGCTGACCATCATGTCGGAAGAGATGCCAATGGCCGAACGCCTGATCGCCGGAGAGAAGTATAAAAAGATGGGCGGGAACGGCGACGTGAAAAAATTTCTGCACCAGCTGGAGGCGCAATGCGGACATAGCAATGGAGTTTAGCAAGAAATGGCTGATTTGCAGCGCGCTCGTCAGCATCGCGCTCATCATCGCCTGTGCGGCAGGCGCAGATCTGACGGAGATCACGCTTGCGGTGCTGGCCGAAACAACGGCTTCCAGCGGCTTTTACCTCTGGAAGGCCAAGAACGAGAACCGCGCGAAGTACGCGCAGAAGTACATGGATAAATGGGCCGAAAAGTACGGCCCGGAAGCGGCAGCACGCATCGCGGAGATCGTGCTGAAAGATTGAAAGGAGCATACTTATGGAAAACATCAAAAAGCGGCTCGGCAATCTGCTGAGTGTCAAGTCCATCGTCACGCTGGTGCTGACGGCGGTATTTGCGTACATGGCAGTCGCCGGGAAAATCTCGCAGGACTTTATGATGGTGTATACCGTCGTGATCGCGTTTTACTTTGGCACACAGAGCCAGAAAGCGCAGGACGCGATTGACAACGCCACGAAGGAGGATGCGCAGAAATGAGCATCAAGATCGGGCAGGCCAGTCTCGGCGAGACGGGCGGCCGCAATCAGCAGCCCGGCAATCAGACCGGGCGGGAGCTGAATATCTCCAACTGGTACAATGGCCGCTGGCTCGGCATCTTGCGCTACAAGAGCCGCAAAAAGGCCGAGCGGGCCGCGCAGACGTGCGAGGCGGCCATTAAGAACCGGAACATCGGCTACGACATGGACAACAGGAACACGGCGTATGAGGCAGCCAGAGCCGTCGGATGGGACGTGAGCAGGATCGCAAAGCCTGTGGAGACGGACTGCTCCGCGCTCATGATGCTCTGCGCCGTGGCCGCAGGCTGCGCGTCGGTCGAAGCGCTCTACCATCGGCAGGGCAACAGCTGCACCACCTACTGTATGCTGCACGATTGGCCCGCGACGGGAGACTTCGAGCTGCTGGATAGCAGCAAGTATCTGACGACAGACGCGAATCTCCTGCGCGGCGACGTACTGGTAAGCTCGGGCCATACCGTGATGGCCCTCGAAGATGGAAAAAATGCAGAGGAGGAAACCGAAATGGTAGAAAAGAGCAAGATCATCGTCGACGGAAAGGAAGTCACCGTCGAGCGCATTCTGAAGAACGGCACAAACTACGTAAAAGTCCGCGATATCGCCGCCGCGCTGGATCTCGAAGTGAGCAACAAGGGCAATATCGCCGTATTGACGCACAAGGAAAAGTAAGGGGGCAAAGCCTATGTCGCCGCAGGCGCGGGCCAAGCTGCCGCCAGAGCTGGGCAGGCTGACCCGCAAGGATATGGAGGCCGTGATCTATCAGGCCAATCTTGGCCGGGAAAATGAGAAGATCGCGCAGCTCTATTTTGTCGACAAGCTCCCGCAGGTCGACGTTGCGACAGAGATGTTCCTGGGCCGCGCCACGGTCCAGCGCCGCCTGCCGGAGATCATGCGGGAGATGCAGCAGACTTCCAGCAAACTGTACAACTGAGATAAGCGCCGAGAAATCGGCGCTTATTTTTTTATATTTTTCGAAAAAACTATTGACATATACGGTATTACGGTATATAATAGGTACATAAGATAAAGCAAAACAAAACCAACTACGGAGGGTACAGCGATGGCAAAGGCGAAGATCACTTGCAAATGCGAAATCTGCGGAGGAACGTTCGAACACGTCCGCACTTGCATCAACAGAAGCGACGCAGATTCCTATGCAGAGTGGGCTGCGGAACACGTTACTGTTTGCCCGTCCTGCCATGCCGCAGCAAAAAAGGCAGAAGCGGCTTCCAAACTGAATGCGTACATTGCCGAGAACTTCGGAACCGAGCATCCGCTTCCCAAGATCACCGGTGTCTCTGAAAAACAGATCGCCTATGCAGAGTCCCTGCGCACCAAGTTCATCTCTTCCGATCTTTCCGGCTGCAACGTAAAGCTGTCCCGATTCTTCGCGGTGGAAGATAAAACCCGGCTCGAAAACATGAGTGAAGAGGGCCGCGCCGCAGCGGAAAAGCAGGCAGAAGCGGAAGGGCTATCTGTTGAAGCGTGGTTCGCGAAAAACCGTCCGGCAATCGTAGCGCGCACTTCCAAAATTGGCTTCGTCGATATCGTGAAGAAGCTTGAAGTGATCGTAAATGAATCCAACGCATCGAAAATCATCGACGCACTGCGCTGAGAAGGAGGATCTTAAAATGGAAAACGTAAAAGAAATCACAAGAATCATGGAGGCCGGGCGCGACGCAGGCCGCGCACAGGAACCGATGCGGTTTTCGACGCAGGAAGAACGCAACGCATGGTATGAGAAACAAACGGAAATCCTTGCGAAGGTTATGGCTCCAGTAGGAGACGAACCTTACGACAAAAACCTGAAAGGGCATAAGATCGCGGCCCGTTTCGCGGATATTCATACGTTCGAAATATACAAGCTTACCAATATCCGATACATTATCGGGGATTTCGAAACATACGAAGAGTACGCAACCCACTGCCGGGCGGAAACAGAAGCATGGTTCGACAAGCTGCAAGCAGATTTAGAGGAGGAATAAAAAATGACTGCACATCTTTACCGCATCCGTTCTGATTTTAGGAATATCCCGGATAAGATTTTCATCAAAGCCACCCAGAAGGAGAATTATCCCGGATCGTGGCTCCACGCCGAAGTTGAACTTCCGGATTTTATCCGGGTGGCCGAAACCGAATCCGGTAACGGGTTCCTGTTCACGCAGGATGAAACTATTATGAACGTTTATATCGAAGATGCGGAGCGCTTGGACGGTGACGCAATTAAGGGAACGGTGAGCATCCGCAGCGCAAGCGGACGTATGCTTGCGAAGTGCGTCGCCATGTGGCGATGAGAACAGGGGGTGAATCATGCCGAGTGAGGCCCAAAAACGCGCCCGCGACAAGTGGGACGCCACAAACATGACGCTGGTAAGCTGCAAGATGCGGCGCGACCTTGCTGACGATTTTAAGTCTGCCGCAAAAGCAAACGGCACAACGCCCAGCGCCTTGATCCGTGGGTGGATCGACGGATATATGCAGCAAAACAAGCCCGTGGAGTAATTCGCAGGTAATTTTGAACCAAATTGATACACAACTGAGGCACAAGAAGCCGTAAAAAAGCCCATACTGGACACAACAAAGGAGTGTTCGGTATGGGCTTTTCTTATTTTAATCCAAACCCCGCCGGGCTGAAAGTCGGGGACTGCACCGTCCGGGCCATTGCAAAGGCGACCGGGAAGAGCTGGGATGAGGTGTATATCGGCCTGTGCCTGCAAGGGCTGATCATGGGCGATCTGCCAAGCGCAAACAGCGTATGGAGCGCTTACCTCCGGCAGCAGGGCTTTACCCGGAACGTAATCCCGAACACGTGCCCGGACTGCTATACCGTCGCGGACTTTTGCGCAGATCATCCGCGCGGCGTGTATGTTCTTGCTCTGTCCAGTCATGTGGTCTGTGCGGAGAACGGAAGCTATTTCGACACATGGGACAGCGGCAATGAGATCCCGCTGTTCTATTGGGCAAAGGAGGATAAATGATGTTTGGACAACAGCCGTATGTGTATCAGCAGCCGATTTATAATCAGCCAATCGGCCAACCAATTAGTCAGCCAATGCAGGAGCCAATGATGCGTCCGCAGTATCAGCCCGCGCCGCAGATGCCGGCTTACCAACCGCAGCCCCAGCAGCCGCAGAACCAGTCGATCATCTGGATTCCGAACGAGCAGGCGGCGAACGACTTTATCGTCGCGCCAAACAACGCGGTAACGCTTTGGGATATGAACGCGCCAATCGTGTATGTAAAAAAGGCAGACGCAAGCGGAAAGCCGACCATGACGACCTACGACCTTGTAGAGCGCGCACAGGCCGCACCAGCGCCCGCAGCGCCGCGAAGGGACATGAGCGAGGAATATGTGACCCGCCGCGAGTTTGAAGAGCTGGTAGCCAAGCTGACGGCCCCCAGCGCCAGACCGGCGAGAAAGACAAAGGAGGCTGAAAGCGATGGCTAATCCCCTGTTTCAGGCCCTCGGTGGCGGGCAGATGCCCGGCCAGATGGGGCAGTTTCAAAATATGGTGCAGCAATTCCGGCAGTTCCAACAGACATTTCAGGGCGACCCGAAAGCGGAGGTTGAGAAGCTGGTACAAAGCGGGAAAATCACGCAGCAGCAGTTGAACCAGCTGCAGCAGGTGGCGGGGCAATTCCGGCAACTGCTGCAATAGTTCGGGAATTCCGAACAGTTGAACGATCAAAATCGTGGCCACGATTGAGATAAATCTTTTGAATCTACGAAAGGAATGAAAAATATGAGTTTGAATGACGGCTCCCCGACCATGACAATGCCCGTCGCGCCTACCGGCATGACAGGTGGCGGCTGGGGCGGCTTCGGCGGTGATAATGGCTGGTGGATCATCATCCTGTTCCTTGCCATTTTCTGCGGCTGGGGCGGCAATGGAAACGGATTCGGCAACAACGGCAGAAATTCCGGCGGCGTTGTAGACGGCTATGTGCTGGCCTCTGACTTCTCCAACATCGAGCGCAAGATCGACAGTGTAAATCAGGGGCTTTGCGACGGATTTTACCAGCAGGCGCAGCTTGTCAACGGCACCAACATGGCGATGGCAAACGGCTTTGCTCAGGCCGAGCTTTCCCGCTGCAACCAGCAGGCCGCGCTTATGCAGCAGCTGAACAACATGGCGATGCAGGCACAGGAGTGCTGCTGCGAAAACCGCGCTGCAATCGCCCAGGTGCGCTATGACATGGCGACGCAGGCGTGCGACACCCGCAACACCGTGCAGAACACCACGCGCGACATCATCGACGCGATGAACTGCGGCTTCCGCAGCATCGACCAGCGTCTGACGGCGCAGGAGCTTGCGGCGAAGGACGCGAAGATCGCCGAGCAGAACCAGCAGCTTTTCGGATACCAGCTGGCGGCATCGCAGGCGGCACAGAACAATTACCTTGTTTCCACGCTTCGCCCGAGTCCCAGCCCGGCCTATGTTGTAGCGAATCCGTACTGCTGCAACAGTGGTTACAACTACGGCTGCGGCAACTGCGCGTAACAACTCCATATCGTAGAGCTTTTTCGTGGCCTCACGAAAATGGTCGGCCCCCATTGCCGATACTCGATAGCAACGCGGCGGGGCAATCGTCCCGCCGCTGTATTTTTTATGAAAGGAATGATTTTATGGCTGAATTTACATCATCCGGGATTCAAACTGTCGCCGCTGGGCAGAACGTCCCGCTGATCTCCACGGCGGCTTGCGGAAAGCCGTGCATCGTACATCGCGAAGGAAGCGGGCTCGTTACGCTGCGCGGGCTTACGCAGCAATGCAAGGCAAAGTTCCGCGTATCCTTTGGCGCGAATATCGCTATCCCTACAGGCGGAACAGTAGGCACCATTACCGCTGCGCTTGCAATCAACGGCGAACCTCTGAGCAGCGCCACAGCGGCCGTAACCCCTGCGGCTGTTGAGAACTATTTCAACATCTTCGTTTCCACATTCGTGGAAGTCCCGCGCGGCTGCTGCCTGACTGTAGCGGCGAAGAACACCAGCGCGCAGGCGATCAGTTTCGCAAATAGCAATATGATCGTCGAGCGCGTATCGTGAAAGGAGGATGCAATATGTACGATTTGAGAAACCTGCGTGAAATGCTCTGCAAAGAGCTTGACGAAATCGCCGACAAGCGTGAAATGTCTGCGGGCGATCTGGACGCGATCCAGAAGCTGACGAGTTCCATCAAGAATACCTACAAGATCGAGATGGCTGAAGACGGCGGCTATTCCCGCGATGGCGAGTGGGAGGCGGATATGCGCGGTACTTACGGCCGGGGCAGCTCTTACCGTGGCCGCCGCCGTGACGCAATGGGCCGCTATACCCGCGCTGATGCCCGCGAGCATATGCGCGCGCAGCTGGAGGATATGATGCGCGACGCGGACGACGATAAAACCCGTGACGCGATCCGCCGCTGCATGGAGCAGATCGAGCGGGCATAAGGGGGATATGATATGCTGGATAAAGCCGAGATCCGCAAGGAGATAGCGCGGCTGGAATATGAGGAATCCAGCTATCCCAATTATGCCAAACTGGCAGATCTTTATGTGATACGCGATAAGATGCAGGAAGAGGAACGGGGCGACGGCGGTAGGTATGTGGGTTCCTACTCCGGCGCTCCCGCCCCTGTGACCGCAGAACCGGCTACCGTGGGCGAGTACGGGGACAGTGAGTTTTTACTTGCGGTAGCTGGGAAAGACCCGGCAAAGGCTTGGGCGGTCGTTGATGAACTTATGGACACATTATCGCTTGTGAACCGAAAAGTCTATGATTCCATGCTTCGGAAAATAAAGTCCATGTAGCAAAAAATAGGGGAGTCCCCTCGCATTGCACTGAATTTGTAGCATACAATGTAGCATACGGGAAATGATTTTATGTTACAGAGCGTGTCATAACGTGATTTTTCGCTTTTTGAAAATACGCAGAAAATGGGGCGAAAAGCATAAAAAAGTACCGATTTTAGCTTTAAAACAGCTAAAATCGGTACTTTGGCGCGGAAGGAGAGATTTGAACTCTCGCGCGCTTTTTAGACGCCTACTCCCTTAGCAGGGGAGCCCCTTCGGCCACTTGGGTACTTCCGCAGGTCGGTTGAGCCGATATGAAGGAAAGAAAATGGCGGAGAGAGTGGGATTCGAACCCACGGCACATTGCTGTGTCACTGGTTTTCAAGACCAGCTCCTTAAACCGCTCGGACATCTCTCCGAATGCCGGCCTCCAAAGCCGTGAATCATCTTATCATATCCAGGCGGGTTTGTCAATTCCTTTTGCAGAAACCGATGAATATTTTAGGAAGAAACCTTGATGTTCCCATGGGAAAGTGCTATACTAATTCAATAAAATAATGCAACTGGAAGGTGTTCCTGTATGACAAAAATTGATATTTATTCTGGCTTTCTCGGCGCTGGCAAGACGACGCTCATCAAAAAGATGATCAAGGAAGCCTATCACGGCCAGAAGCTCGTCCTCATCGAGAATGAATTCGGCGAGATCGGCATTGACGGCGGCTTTCTGCAGGAGGCGGGCATCCAGATCACGGAGATGAACTCCGGCTGCATCTGCTGCTCGCTGGTGGGCGATTTCGGCCGCGCGCTCAAGAAGGTCATTGCGGAGTATGCGCCCGACCGCATCTTGATCGAGCCGTCCGGCGTCGGCAAGCTGTCCGACGTCATCGGCGCCGTGCGCAAGGTCACGTCCGACGACGTGCAGCTCGGCAATTTCGTGACCGTGGCGGACGCGACGAAGTGCAAGATGTATATGAAGAACTTCGGCGAGTTCTACAATAACCAGATCGAGACGGCCAACACCATCATCCTCAGCCGCACCGACGGCATGACGGAGGAAAAGCTCGACCAGTGCGTCAACATGATCCGCGAACACAACAAGGACGCCGTGATCGTTACGACCCCGTGGCCGGAGCTGACCGGCGAGCAGCTGATGGAGGCGATGGAGCAGCGCAGCACCATCGCCATCGAGCTTGCAAAGCTCGAAGAAGAGGCGCACCACCATCATCATGACCATGACGAGGACGACGAGTGCGACGATCCGGACTGCGCCTGCCACCATCATCACCACGACGAGGATGACGACGAGCACGAGCACCATCACCATCATCACCATGATGACGACGATGACGATGAATGCGATGACCCGGACTGCGCCTGCCACCACCATCACGATGACGACGATGACGACGAGCATGAGCACCACCATGACGGCGAGTGCTGCTGCGGCCATCATCACCATCATCATGACCACGATGC